TGTCAAGGGATTGACGCTTCGTGAGATATCCGCCGAGATCGGTGGCGATCACGCTAACATCCACAAAGCCATTCAAGCAATTAAAAAGCGAGCAGCCAAACATGGTTACTCACCGACTAATGATCTAACTCATCCCACTGCACCAGGCTTTGCGACCAAGAGAGTCTCAACGGCCTACGGTGAGGACGGTTCGATCAAGCTACAATGGCACATCCAAGAGCCTGAAAAGGTCGCCTTGGAAGAGATGGTGGCGCAACTCACTGAAGGGCTCAAGGATGAGCTGAAAGGCATACACAAACCCGTACCCAAACCCGCGAAAACTGATGATGATTTGATGGCTTGCTACTTGGTCGGGGATCATCACATTGGAATGTATGCCTGGGGAGAGGAGGCGGGAGAAGATTGGGACGTTGACAAGGGAGAGAAGATTTTAGAGGACGCGGTTGACCGCTTGGTAAGTGTCGCGCCTAACGCTACAGTGGGAACCTTGGTAAACCTTGGGGACTTCTTCCACATTCAAGACTCGACCAGCACCACGGCAGCGAGCAAACACTTGTTAGACAGTGACGGGAGATGGGGCCGGACGATTAGAGCTGGAACGCACCTGATTAAACGAATCATTGTTCGGATGTTGCAAAAGCATAAGTACGTCCGAGTGGTGAATGCTAGGGGCAATCATGATCCTGATGCGGCGTTATTCCTGAATACCGCATTGCAAATGTACTTTGAGAACGAGAAACGGGTCACGGTATTGGACAATTTCAATAAGTTTGTTTGGTTTACGTTCGGTGAAAACCTAATCGTCACGCATCATGGTGACAAGATAAACGCGACTAGACTTTATGAAGCGATCACTCGTAATCTTAGACAAGAATGGGGAGCCTCGAAGCGGTGCTATTGTTGGCTTGGTCACATCCATCATAAGCAAACCAAAGAGATGGGCGGCATGATTATGGAACATTGGAACATCTTACCGCCCACGGACGCTTGGCATAATGAATCGGGATATGGTGCGGATCGCTCAATGACCTGCGTTGTTTTACATAAAGATCATGGGGAGGTCACGCGCCTAAAAGTAACAGCGGAGGCATTAGAATGAATGAGTTTGATCGACAGGTAGGTGGAAACCATTATCAGCTCATGGCCATCCAGCCGAGTGAATATATAATGGCTAATAACCTTGGATGGTGCGAGGCTAATGTAGTAAAATACATTTCTCGATGGAGGGAAAAGGGCGGCGTCGAAGACCTAAGAAAAGCCCAACACTACATCGGCCTACTCATTCAGCGTGAGATAGGTGGCTCTTTAACATCGAAGGATGAAGCCCCCACAATCGGGGGCCGTGTGGATTAACCCCATTGATCGGCCATCGCCTTGGCGATTCCGTTCACCTCCTCGATATAACAATCCTTTGCATCCGATTCGTACAAGCCAGTGGTATATCCATTGGATCGACAAACGACTAAGAAGCGATCAAGGCTATCTAAAATCACATCATAACCGCTGTGATACCATTTTACCGACTTGCCATCCCTTACCGCCTGCATTACTTCCTGAATGCTCATAGGTCAAACACTCTACGAAGCTCGATGCACTCGCCTTGAATGCGTGTACCATCGGCTTGAGGGAAGGATTCCCCACAACCTAACGCCCAATTGATGAACGTGTAGGCCATGAGGAAAGAGAAGGCCAGGATAACGAATCCGGCGATCATGACATCCATTAACTTTTTCATGCTGTCACCTCGCTTGGTACTGAAATTTTGCCATCCCAAATTCGGCGCGTGATCTCAAGCATAATCTGCTCAACGTGCGCCTGGCGAACATAATCATTCGGCATTGCTGCACAATCAATTAGCCAATCGGTGTCACTAAAACCAGACACTAATTGCTGAAAATCTTTGAATCTTTCCATTGTCTTACTCCCTATGGGCGGCCTATGCCGCCTCCTCTAGTGATTTGAAAGAAAGATCCGCGTAGCTGTACTCGATAGAGTCGAAGGCGTCCCAATCAAAGTCAATGACCATCTCGCGCAGTTTTTTCTCGTCGTGATCCTTGAGCGCTTGAGCGGTGATATAGGTTTTGGTGCAGTGTAGGATATCGCGGGCTCGAAAATGGTCACTCGCTAAGGCTTGCTTAATTGCATAGAGCACAAAATACTTTGCCACTGTTTGATTGGTGTGATCCCATTTGATCGAAGAGGGGGCTTCGGCTCTAAACTTCTTTTGAAGTTTCAATTCATAGTCGAGCATATCTGAGCGGTGATCGCGCCAAGTCCAATGAGTGAGGGGATAGAGTCGGTTGAAACCGTCGTTGATAAGTTCTTTGATTTGCTTTTTGTTCATGTGTACTCCGTTTGTCTAATGCTTATATTTTTGAGTAATCGCCGAAGCGATGAGTGAATCCTCTCATGTCTAGTAAAAACTTGTCAACCCCCCAAAGTAAAAAAAGTGTGAAATAATTTGCTACAATCGGAAAAGTTCAATAAAATCAAGGTGCTTAGGAATGAAAAAAATTTTGAAAAAATTTAATTTGGAAGTGCTTTTGATGCCCATTTTCACTCCAATGGCGGTAGGTGTGGCATTCCTGGGTGGGTTCATAGTCGGGGTAATGATCTAATGCCGGACATGCGCCATAAGCTAAACAAAGAGACAGCGGAGAGACACTTCCCTAATTGGACTCATGGGGGCAAGGGTCAACACGCAAGGAAGGGAAACGCCCAAAGTCGGGCGGCATATAGGGACAACTGGGACCGAATCTTTAAGGCAAAAGACAATGGCAGCAACCAGGGCTCATAAGATAAGACAAGAACGCCAAGAAGCATTGCGAGAGATGCTTTCTAAGAAATGCACCGTTCAGCATGTCATTGAAAACATTAAAAAAATGGAAGAGCAAGGTCCAGAAATGGAGGCGCAACAATTAACAGCGCTTAAATATGCGACTGAGACTAGATTAAAGTTAATCAGCAAGTATTTACCGGATCTGAAATCACAAGAAATCACGGGGGAAGCTGGCGATTCATTACAGGTCACAGTAGCGGACTTTTCGAGTGCAAATAAGCATTCCGAATAACTGGGCACCCCGTCCACACCAAATAGACTTTTTTCGAGCGATGGATAACGGCGCTAAACGTGCTTGTTTAGTCTGGCATCGTAGGGCTGGTAAAGACTCAACCAGTCTCAACTTCACTGCTAAAGAGATGTTTAAGCGAAAGGGTAACTACTGGCACCTTTTCCCAAAGCAAACCCAAGCCCGTAAAGCCATCTGGAACGGGATAAACAGCGACGGTCAATCAATCCTCGATCAAGTATTCCCCGAAGCGGTGAGAGCGCGTACTAGCAGCCAGGAAATGATGATTGAGTTGAAGAATGGCTCAACGTGGCAGCTAGCCGGATCTGATAACTATGATTCACTTGTAGGTGCAAACCCCGTTGGCGTGGTCTTCTCTGAATGGTCGCTGTGTGATCCCAATGCGTGGGCATACATTCGCCCCATGCTGGCAGAGAATGGGGGATGGGCCGTGTTTATCTACACGCCTAGAGGCAAGAATCACGGGTATACGCTGTATAACATGGCAAAGAAGGCCGATGAATGGTTTTGTCAGAATCTAACTGTTAACGATACAAAGCGAGCGGATGGCTCACCGGTGATCTCACCCGAAGCCATCGAGACCGAACGTTCCGAGGGAATGGAAGAAGCCCTAATCCAGCAAGAATTCTTCGGGTCATTTGATGCACAAATACCTGGTGCCTACTTCGCTGACCAACTGCAGCAAGCCAAAGACCAAAACAGGGTGGGACGCATACCGATTGAACCATCGCTACAAGTACACACAGCATGGGATCTCGGCATCAGCGACTCAATGAGCATTTGGTTCTTTCAAGCGATGGGGAAAGAGATACGCCTCGTTGATTACTACGAGTCCAACGGTAAAGGCATGGAACACTATATCCAATACCTAACCCAATGGGCGGATCGTAACGGCGTGATATTCGGTCAACACCTAGCGCCCCATGATATCGAAGTCAGAGAGCTTACCAGTGGACGATCACGTAAGGATGTGGCTAGAGACATGGGAATCACCTTCCGCACTGTTCAACGCCCACGCACTAAGATCGAAGGCATACAAGCTATTCGGCGCATGTTTCCGCGTTTTTGGATTGATGACGAAAGGGCGGAACAGGGGTACGCTTGCATCGCATCCTATCATCGAGAATGGGACGAAAAGCACCAACGCTTCCGTGATCAACCTGTCCACGATTGGGCATCGCATGGCGCTGACGCACTTCAAACCCTAGCACTAGGCTGGCGAGACACCATGATGAGCGGTAACAGACCGCAAACACATACAGCAGAACTTGCATTCAATGTTTGGAGATAATCCATGCCCATGGAAAAATACAAAGTGAAAGATCATCCGGAGCACCTTTACGTTGTATTCGGCAAAGATTCGGGGCATTGGTGGTCATGGATGCTGCACCCTGCTATCCGTCACTGCTACGTGATGAAGGCAGACAAGGGGCGCTGGATTAATTATGCAAAGTCGATGCAAACTATTGATTTGTTTACTATTGACCAAGCAGAGCATAAAATCGGGACCAACATCATCAGAAAGGCGCGAAGACGCTACGCGAGACAAGGGCTATTCATGCTCAATACTTGCGTTGGACACGCGAAACAGATTCTAGGGATTAACAAACCATTCATTTGGACACCCTATCAACTCTTAAAATACTTGGAGGCTAACCCGTGAAGAAACCCAAGGCACCAAAACCCACCGCACAGGAACGAGCGGTAGAGATGAGACAACAACGCGCACTCGATGAAGAGATCGCGGAACAGGAACAACGGTTCAGGGCACTAGCACGTGGCAAGCTAGGCACTGCGTCGTTACTTGGTGGCGCTCCTAGAAGCCGTCAAGAGGCCGCTATGGGCCGTAGAGGTGCAGGTGGTGCTGCGGTAGCGGGCCGATCCTTAATCGGCGGCAGAGGGGCAATGCGTGGCGCTGGTGGGCAACCAGGCTTTATGGGTGGACAAATCCGAATCCCTAATATCAGGGCATAACGAGGCGCGTTACTATGCAGCTACCTCCACACTTAGGAAGTCTTCAAGATCTCGTTAGACGCGAGCAAAAAGCATTCGATCATCAAGCCATGTGGCACGATCAACTAACGGATGTTTACGAGTACTTCCTGCCGCAAAGGAACCTCTTTGAAGTCGAAGACAAGGGTCAAAAAAAGATGGATCGCATCTTTGACTCAACGGCGCTCACGGCTATTCAACAAGGTGCTAGCAAGCTACAAGAAAACATCGCGCCTATTTGGGCAAGGTGGGCAACCTTCCAGCCATCTAACGAAGTGATCCGAATGGTTGAGACTGGTGACTACGGGGTCACCGAACAAGACATTCGAGAGAACCTAGACGAACAGGCCGAGATCGTTTTCGATTATATTAATCGGTCAAACTTCGCTACTCAGTTCTATGAGGCCGCATTAGATCTTCTGGTCGGTACTGCTACGCTCCGAATTGATGAGATGTACGATGAAACCATGCCGTTTTGTTTTCACTCTGTTCCACAAAAAGGAATAGCGTTCGAGGAAGGTCCATACGGCACAATTGAAACCCATTGGAGACGCTTCAAGGTCAAGGCTAGATTGCTCGAAAGGATGTGGAAAGGCTTTGAGCCATCTACTAATGTTCAACAAATCATCGAAAACTCGCCCGATTCTGAGATAGAAGTATCTGAAGGCGTGATTTATGACCCTAAGAGTAAAAAATATTACGGCGTCGTGTGGGTCAAGAAAGAAGAACGGTTTTCATGGGTTGAAGACTTTGGGGAATCATCACCTTGGGTTACTGGTAGATATACAAAGGTTGCCGGTGAGGTCCGTGGCCGTGGTCCGGCTATGCAATGTTTACCGGATGTCCGATCACTCAACAAAGCTAAAGAGTTCGTGCTTCAAAAAGCCGCGATTGATCTAGCGGGAATGTATACCG